TTCTTTCCTGAAAATGCTTAAGGGTATAGTTCTCTCTATCCCTATGCATGAGATCATCTGATATATCGTAGAGTGTAGCGTGAGTTTTAGAGTCGCCGAGTCTTAACCCACGACCTATGGATTGCAAGTTCCTTATACGAGATTTTGAAGGACTTGCGAATATAAGATTGTGAAGATTCCTAATATTGACACCAGTGGAAAATGTACCGTAAGAAGCGATAATAATTGCGTCATTTTCTTTCTCAGTAATTGCACGAATTCTTTCCCTTTCTTCAGCGGCAACACCACCGTGTATAAAAAATACTTTCCTCTTGTCATCTTTATTGTTAATTAAATTATATAATATTTCGCCGTGTTTTTCAACTAATTGATAAAGACAGAGAGTATTACCCCTGCCTCGAATACAAAGATTGCTGATGAAATTATTCCTACTTTGTGATCCGACAATGTATTCAAGTTCTTCTTGATAAGTTTTTTCATATAATTCTTTACAGTTTTCCTTAGTGTGTTTTAAAATTAAACACCTAACAGTTAAATTTGCAACTTGTTTTCGTTCCATTAACTGTTTAGTAGAGGTTACTTTATTTGCAATACCAAACAGACCTTCAAGCACTAACTTATGGGTCAAAGTACCATCAAGTGTCCCAGTCAGACCTATCCTGTACTTACAATTCGCAAGTTTAGTCATTATGCTGGTGAGAGATTTAGATTTAAATAAATGAGCCTCGTCACCAAACACAGCCCCAAAGTCGGAAAAAAAATTGTTGTTCATATTATATATACTTTGCCAAGTACTCACCACCACTTTTTTGCTTGTCATTTTGTCATATTTAGCATAAATTCTATCTACATATTTTTTTACATTCCATCCGTAGTCTTTAAAGTCACCATACATCTGTTCCACTAGAGAAGTTGTGGGCACTATAATAAGTATTCTATTTTTTTTCTCATCTTTTAGTAGGTGTTCATAGTATCTAACAAGAGCATATATGATAAACGACTTACCACTTGCAGTAGGACTCACTAACAATGTGCGATTAAATTTAAGAGCAGTGTGTACAGCGTCAACTTGATAGTCTCTTGCTTCAAACTTTTGACCTAGATTATTGCAAAATTTTTCTACAACCGCTCTATCAGACTTATTAATAACACCCACACCCTTACCTGCGATCAAAGGTATCTCTCGTTCTTCGCAATATGCTTTGATATAAGGGTATAACCCTAAATACATTTCTTTAGTTTTTTGTGAAAATAATCTTATTTTGCCATCCCACACTCGATTACGATAGGCAGGCATAAACTTAAAACCAGGAACCTCAAAAGTAAAAAATTCAGAGAGTTCTCTTGCAACATTAGGTTCTGCGTCTATTGTTAAATAGACATCATTCTTTTTTTCAACAATTACGGTCATAGAGCGCCACTAGTAAATCTTCTCCACTCGATTGCGTTTTTAATTGTAAACGACCTGTTGTTTATCATTCTTAGAATTTGCTCTAGATAGTTGACTATTGCTTCTTGATATATTATCTTTGCTTGTATTTTCTGTATATCCTCATCAGCATTTATATAGATAGGAACATCATTTTTCAGTACCTTTAAATCAAAAGGTTTTTCTTTATATACTTCAGGATCAGATTTACCTGTATAGTATTCCCACTTCTCTCGTTGTAAAGTTCTTTCTTCCCATTGAGATTTCTTCAATAGTAAGTTAAACTTATTATAGTATTGTAGATATTTGTTATGTAGGATTGGTGTTCTTAAAGATTCAGTATCTAATTCAGTATCATCTATTACTAAATCTTTATCGGCTTCTGCCTGTAATTCGTCTAATGTCATAATAATATTATATCACCATTACGGTGGAAAGTCAAGTGTTATGTTGTACTTATTTGATTTATTGTATATCCAAGATAATTAAAACTGGCATTACAGACAATATAATCCACATCTGTACCACCTACATTATAATCTAAACTAGATATACTTGTAGGATATATATTCTTAAATCTTATTTCAGTTTTTACTATATTTTTACTACTCAATACAGTTAAGGTGGCGTCTGAATAAATTCCTTGCTCAGGCACAGGAGCAGTAACCCGATCTTTAGTGGAAGGTTTGGCCTGTGCAGGATTACCAGACGCCAATAGGTCGCCGAACTCATCGTGGGATTCTGCGAAACCTAAGCGTGATATCCAAGTATGCAATTCTTTAAAATTATTTAAATTTTCATCTACCAAAAAGGATAAATTTAGAGGGTCGAAAGTGATCTTATCACCAGGGATTGGATAGTCGTACATAGGAGAAGGAACAGTTGCAGTACCTAACGATAGACCTGGTATATTAACAGTCTGTACAAAATATTCTGTTAACGGCAAATAGTTTATCGTAAATCTAAACTGAGTTTGAGCCGCATAGTCTAATTTACTAGGTTGTCTTTGAAATCCTGTTGTTTGTACTGCCATTATGCTGCCTTATTAACTTTTTTTAAGTGTTTCATACCAAGTTCAGCAATCTCTTCTGCTGGTTTAAATTCATCACCTTCATCTTTTAATTCTTCCATATCTACAAATTCTGCATATGCTGATTTAGTTCTATCTGTAATAATATGAGCATTGAGTAGAGTCTTAACTAAGACTCTGAATATGTTATTTGGTCTCTTCATTTCATCTCTAACTACCTCATCAAGATCGAAATGTTTTTCTGTTTCTTGTAATACCCATTTCCACTCTAGACCAACTGAAGCATAAATATCTTTTTTTTCTCTAGGGTTTGCAAGATTAAATATAAGTTCTAAAAATAAATGTTCTGCCCAATCTTCAACTTCTTTATGTTCACTACTATTTAGTTTCGGTACAGTACGATCTGCCCATATTTTACCAAACTTATGGTGAAACGCCTCATCAGACATAACTAATTGTAGTAATCTTTTTAGTAGAGGATCATTAGTATCAGCGTGTGCCATAGAAAATGCACCCATCGCTAAACCTTCTACGAGTAATTGCATACCTACAATCTTCTTATAAACAACATCTGAAGAAACAATATTGTCTAATACTCTGCCTAAAGTTTCACCTACCTTGTATGGTTTACCCCATCTCTTTTCGATATACTTTGTGAACGCTTGAACATGGCGTGCCTCTTCTCTTGTTTGATTAGCAGCATATTCTTGAGCACCTGGGTCTTTTAGTATATGACACAAACTGGCACTTAGAGATAAAGCACCTTGTTCACCATGTAATATCTGTGATAAAACCCAACCAAAAGATTCATTTGCAAGTTTAATCTTTTGTTTTTCAGTAAGTCTTTCTACGATAGAAGGCACTTGTAATTCTAAACAGAATATTCTAGGGTCTACCAAATAATCTTTCTTCATATCAAAATCTATATTGTAATCAATATACTTTGTATCATTAGGATCCCAAAAATGTTTATGTGTTTGTGATATGATTTTATCAAAGGCGTCTGATCTATCACCATATCTATCTTCTTCCATCATTGGCGTAAAGTGATTAGGTAGAGAGGCATTGTAGGCACTATCTTTTGTAAGACGATTTTTACCAGACCTTATACTCTCATACCATCTCTTTGTCTTAAAGATAGAATTCTTTAATAATACTGATAATAGAAATAACTTGTTCATACTATTATTTATAACCGTAAAAAAAAGGGGGATCAAAAGACCCCCCTCTTTAATCTGTTGCAAAAGCAACTAACAAGATTACATCAAGTTAGCAACTTGTACTCTTCTGTAATAGAAGTTTTGATTAGCAGCCGCAGGTGCGGTTACATCAATACTTCCGTCAGCAGATGAGTTAGCAAATGGGTTTTGAACCATTCCGTATCTAGTCTTAAACCCGATTTTTGGTTGGAAAGTATCTTGACCAACTGCTCTCACCATTTGTAGTGGAACATATGGGCAATAGAATAATCCAGCGTCATAAGGTGAAGTACCTTTATAACCAACAACATAGTATTGTTTAGCAGCAACATTTGCAGCATATGGATCAACATATACTTTAAATCTACCGTTAAGAACACCAGCAAAAGTATTTGCAGTATCGTCAACATTTAAGTTGTTGTTTAATGCAGGAGTATAATCTAAGATACCAGCCATTTGTAAAGCAGAAGCAACATCAGCACTAGTTATGATGATATTACCTTTTCCTCTACGAGTTTTTTGACCGATCGCATTAGCGTCTCTTTCGAGTTGGAACATTAAACCTTTGAATTTCTCAACAGACCAACGACCATTTGAGTCAGTATCTAAGTCAAAGATACCAGCATTAGTCGTATTAACTTCCGCACCTTTATTAGCAACTAAGTAAATAGTTCTAACAACTTCACGGTTGATTTCTGCAAGAATTTCAGTTGATAAAATATTCGCAAGTTCTGTTTCTGCGTCTAGACCATGGATTGCTTTTAAGTCTTGAGCAAGTTCCATAGTGTACTCTGCTTTTAGAGCACGAGATTTTGCAGTCACGGTAACTTTGTCGATTGAGAAAGCCATTTCAGCAAACGCATTAGCAGCGGCATCACCAAGAGCCTCGCCTTGTGCAGTTGTCATACCAACTCCAGTAGAGTAAGTACCTGCAGGTGAGTCATTTAGTGCTGACGGGTTGGTAGCAGCAAATCCAGTACCTGGAGTTTGCATATCACCAGCAGCGTCGTTTGATGAATGGTCAGTATCAGCTTCGTTAAACAAAGCTTCATCGCCTGTTTGGTTTGTAAATCTTGAACGCATAGCGAAGATAAGTCCAGTTGGACCTGTCATCGGTTGTACGCCACAGATATCGTAAGCAATCATATTAGGTAGAGCCCTACGAACAAGTGATATCAAGATAGGATCCCAACCACCGTTAACTCCACCACCGATATTTCCGCCGGAAATATTGTTAGTAGGTGCAGCCTCCATTAGGTTGTCCTCTCTCATCGCTTTTTCTTGGTTCTCTAATACAACTGTGGTAACAGCTTTTCTGTAAGTATCCTTAATTTCTCCTAAATCAGGATGCTCTAGAACTGGCTGCCACTTTTCTTGTAAATTTTCAGTTTGAAACATTGTTTCTCTCCTTTAGTTAATTAACTTCCTAACTATACTTTAATTTTAGTTAGCGTATTAGAAATTGCGGCGGTGTAAGCAGCCATAGCTTCATTACTACCAGTCGTTAGATTGGCGTCACCGACCACGGAATCAACATCTTCTTTCGATTCAGTTGGTTCACTATTGTTTTTAGGGAAATAAGATTCTTTAATCGTATCTAATTTCTTACTAAAATCTTTTTCGTCTTTGAATTCTATGTTCTCAGCCAACTCTTTTAACTTTTCAGTTTCAGTATCAGCGAGTCCATTAGAGGCCTCAGAAAAGATTTTTTCTTTAGAGAAAGTAGAGTTGGATTTAGAAAGTTCAACATTCTTTTCCATCTCTTCGTTTAATTTTTTCTCTAATTCTTCTTTTTCTTTTGCCATAGCTTCCAAGACATCATATTTTTCTTCAGGAACATCAATATAATGTTCTTTGAAAAGATTTTTTAGTCCAGAAATGAAATCTTCAGCAATTTCAGAACGGATGCCAGATTCAACTGCCAACTCGTTATTTTTAACCCATTCTTCAACTACATAGTTTAAGTATGAATCAACTTTTTCAACAAGTTCTTCTTTTATAGAAGCAGTTTTTTCTTCGATCTCGTCTTCCATTTTCTTCTTCATTTTCATTTCTTTTTTAGCAAGGTGTGTTTTGACAGCAGTTTCAAAAATAGTCGCAGCCTTTTCTTTAAATTCTTCAGATAAGTCAGCGTCAGCAGAAACTAGAGCCTCAACATCTTTCGATAGATCAATAACATCTTCGTCAGTTTCTTCAGCGACTACTTCGTCATCTGATTCAACTTCTTCTTCTTTTAAACCAGTACCTGGTTTGAAATCGCCTTTTCCAGCAGGGTTACTGCCATCGTTAGCGTCTTTATTGACCTGATCTTCTACCTTCTTAGATTTGTTGCCAGCATTACTTGGTCCTTTTCTTTCGTCATCTGGTTTAGTGACGGCAGAACCAAGATCCTCAGCATCGTTCTTTAGTGGAGACGGTTCAGCAGGAACAGCCTTTCTTGTAGGCGCACTTGGATCCCCTTTGGAATCTAATGCTTCTTCAACTGTTTCTAAACCTGCCTCTACTTCTTTAATTTCAGTATCAGACATAGGGTCTCTCCTTTAATTATTTTAATTCTAGAATTAAATTGTTATAAACTATTTATAAACTCTGGATTTTCCAGAGTGCGTAGTTTACGCAAACTTAAAACTTTGATAAAAAGTCTTTGAAAACTCTCGCTTTTGCTTCAGCTAGTTCAGCTCTACGAACACTCTCAATTTCCTCTTTATATTTCTCAACTTCCATACTCTTCAGTACTCCGTTGTCCCATACCCATTCTTTACCTTCCATTATGCCTTCAACGAAAGCGTCAGGTGCCGATGGGTCTGCAACTATATCAGCTGCTGTTGCAAGATAGAAGTCATTGTTAATAACATTTTTGCCATTAACTTGTTTCATTGACCCCATACCTCTAGATGATACACCTAATTGAGCACCTTCGTCAATTAAATTCTTGACTATCTTGCCATATGGTGTATCCATGATCTTCGCCTCACCTATAAAGTTTCTGCCTTCAGGTTTTAAACTAGTGATCATATGTGAAACTCTTTCGAGATTCACAGTCGGTCCGTCAGGATGTCCTAACTCACCGAAAGCTCTTTTCTTTTCTACAAATTCTTTATTGTATCTATTAACTTCTTTCGCTAATACATTTACTGGATAAACTCTACCATTACGATTTTTAATATCACCTTGTAGAAATATACCACGAATTTTGTAATCTTTGCCAGTACCTTTTTCTTCGGTAATGACTTCAATATTTTCAGTAGTTTCTGTAATCAGTTTCATTTATCTTACCTCTACCATGATAGTATAACTATCACCGTTATTAAAATTTCTTGTACTGAATAATACATCACCTGCGGGTGAAGTATCAGCAGTTAGGGTTGCGTTATTAGGTATTTCATTACCATCAGTTCTAAAATCAAAAAAACCAGAACCAGATAACACAATCGCAGTTGCGTTAGCAGCAGAAGTACCACTGCCTGCAAATAAAATCTCAACACCACCTTTTGGGTCTTGAGTGTTTATAGACCAATACAACTTAGAAATTTTCTTAGTTGCATCCTCGGTCATATAAGTTAGTGCCGAAGCATCCATCTTAGTAACCAAAGTTTCACCACTTCCATCAGATAAATTGGTAAACTTCATTGTAGTCTTTTGACCACTTACATCAGAAATAGTTTGACTCGTTACCGTATCGGCCATAATATTACCTTTTTTTAGAAAGAGCAGAGCGAACAAACTGTTCTTTTTCTAATTCAGAAAGAACAGATTCTAACTCCTTGTTTTCAATCTTACCCTTTTTAAACAAAAGGGATCTTAGTTTCCGATTTACATCCATTGGGTTTTCTTTAACCGTATCGGTCATTAATTACTCTTTAGATTCTAGTTCTGCAATAACAGCTTCTAGTTCTTCTTTTTTTGCTCTAAGTTTTGCTAAATCTTCGCCGTCAATTTTGCCGTTCTTATTCATATCCATTTTCTTTTGAG